CATTAAATGAATGTTGAAGAAATAATTAATAAAAATAAATTATTAGAAGAAGAGAATAAAGAGTTAAAAGAAAAACTTAAAAAATATACTGCTCCTGCTAGACATAAAACATATTATGAAAATCATAAACAAGAACTATTAGCAAAAAATAAAGAATATAAGGTGCCTCTTGAAAAGAAAAAAGAATATGCTAGAACTGCGTATTTGAATAAAAAAGAAAAACTTAAAAAAACAAGAGAACAACATGAAAAATCTATGGAAGCAAATATTTAGGCATTTTATATAATTATGCGGATTATTATATAAAAATAAAATATTTAGTAAATATATAGAATGGTGAAAAAGAAAAAACCAAAGGACACATTCCAAGAATTTAGGAATAATGAAAAATCTGCTTACAAAACTTTCAAAATACCACTCAAAACTATTTTACTTAATCGTGATACTATACAACCACTCATTAACAATTTAGTTTTTGAAATGAATGATTTAGTTATTCATACATATCAATTTATTCGATTGTATGTTTTGAATTGTTATACAAATAAATTACTCTTACCAACCATAGATGATACATTTATTTTGTATTGTATAAAAACATTAGGTATTCGTGATAATAGAGGAAAGAAAGGAAAAGATACAGAACTTTTAGAAGAATTGGATACATTTTACAAAACAGAATACCAACCATTACTTAATCACGAAAAAACCAATTTGAAAAATACTAGTTTCTTATTACCTTATTTAGCAAAACAAATACACACTTCTTTACATAATAACTTTCAAGAGCATTTTATCCAACACTTTTTACGATTTATCAATAAAACTACAAATGAAATTACAAAAGATAAAGCATTATTATTTCAATTTAAGAAGCAAATATTAGAATTAGATGAAACTGATGAAATGTTTTCTAACTGGAAACTTACTCATTTATCTAATATTTTACCCAGTGAAATTAAAAAGTCAATACATTATGATATTAAGGTTAGACCATTTGAATATTTGAAAGGAATGTTGTATATGAACTCTGTATTGGAAAAACAAGAAAGTAAATTATTCCAACCGTTACCATTAAGAAATAATATTATTCCAAAACATATTATCATAGATACAGCAAGTTTGATAAACCTATTTTGTCCGGAAAAGGATAAGGAAGGAAATAAAATCAAAAAATGTGAATTGTTATGTAATGTAAAAACTAATCAAAATGAAGTATGGTGTAGCTTTCTTAATTTAGAAAATAAAATATTCAAAAATAAGCATTATCAGTTTCATAACCAAATCCAAACGGACGGCGTTTCTTGTTGTTTGCTCTTCATTAGAAAAGATTTGAAGGATAAAAAATGGGGTGCAAGAGTTCCTATTTTACAAGAACAAGATTTTTACAATGTTGATGATTTATCCAAAGAACAATTAGATACTTTGAAGGAAAGAAATATTGTAGGATGTGATCCAGGAAAACGCAGTTTGGTTTATATGATGGATAAAAATGGAAACAAACTACAATACACAGCACCACAAAGAAAACGAGAAAGTAAAGCAAAAACAAACCAAAGGATTTTATTAGAAGAAAGAAAACGAAATGGAATTATTGAAAAAGAAACCATATTATCATTTCAAAATAGTAAATCAGTTGATTATAATAAATTCAAAATATATTTAGTAGAAAAGAATAAATTGAATAAAGAAACAACTGAATTTTACAAAAAAGAAACATGGAGAAAAATGAAATTTCGTCAATATAGTTATGGTAAGAAATCCATAGACACATTTCTTAATAAAATCAAAGAAACATTTGGTGAAAACATACTGATTGGTTATGGAAATTGGAGTAGATCATCACAAATGAAACATTTTATGCCTACAATGAATAAAGGATTAAGGAAACTAATTCATAAGAAATATGATACAATTACTATAAATGAATGTAATACAAGTAAAAAATGTTGTGATTGTAATAAAAATTTAGAGTATTACAAAAATAAAGAAAATAAACAAGTATTTCGTCTGTTAGTTTGTTCTAATTGCGTGAGTTGCGAAAACAAAAAAATCGTATTTAGAACAAGAGATGCTAATTCTTCCATAAACATAATGAAATTAACGAGTTGTTGGATAGATAAACAAGAACGACCATTATGTTTTCAAATTTCGTCTTTCACATCTTCAAATAAACAAAAGGAAGATGAAAAAGTTAGACCATCGTAGGTGAAATTCCTACTATTGATTTTACATTTTTTCTTATTTTTTACCTAATAAAATGGGCGTTTTAAATGAGAAAAGGTGTAAATAATATACTATCAAATGTTTATTATTTAATAAAATCAATTTTACTTTCAATTATTACAAGATATGAATTACACACACTATAATGTGCTGGTCTGTTCAGATGGTGTATCGATTGTACCTATTGTAGCAATGTCAATACCACTACCAGTACCGTCATTTATTTTATTTTCATCGAGCATAACTGTTTCTTGTATATCTTTTTTCTTGACAATTTCTCTCTTAACATTTTGGGTTTGAAGTAAATTAACTAACAAATGATTTGATATCGCAATGTTATTCATATAGGTTCTGTATTTGAATACGCAGATACTTGTGTTTTGACTAAATTCAAAACTATACCACCAATAAGCGGGTATATAAATGATCTGACCTACCTTCAACGATACCTCTAATGTTTTCAACTTGTCAAAGTCTGGTTTAAATTGGGACTGAACATTCCAAGGATTCACTGGCGAGAGAAATTCGAAATTATCATAGTCCGAAATAGTATATAAATATTTAGATGATTTTGGTGGAATTAATTTCAATTTTACACCACCTTGTGTAACCAAATAAAAATTCCTATAATTTAATTCATATTTAAGAGGCGATTTTGCTCGTTTAGATGAAAATATAAGATCATAATAACAATTACTTACAGAATATGGTCTCAAAAAATTATCATTGTATCTGTAATTCTTGACAATACTAGTTTCCTCTAAAAATTCCCCATTGTTTTCGCTGATAAATCTCTCTTCCTTATCTTTTCTAAAGATATCCATTGCGGTATTTAATGTCAATGGTAAGTATAATTCACTCACATCATCGTATTCTTTTACATTTCTTACTTTGATATCAAAAGCGCCGTAATTTTTACTAATATTGTCTAAATTACATTCATTGATTAATCCATCCACATTATAGTCAAATATAACTGGCTGTCTTAGATCGCATATTTCTTCCAATTTGTCCTTAGAAGGTTGGTCTATCTCATATACTTCTAAATCATCACTTACTTTCAAATGAAAATTTACATGAATATAAATAAAAAGGACGATACAGAATATTAATATGGAAAATAATGTTTTCATACTAATTTATTTTTATAATATAATTTCTCTCGTTTTACTCATTTTGATTTTGATGTCTTGTGGTTGAATTGACATTGTAGAAGGTGAAACCGTTTAATAAGTAAGATTGCTGTTATCATATGCCATTTGTTCAACTTCATCAAAATCATTCTTAAATTCTTTAACAGTATTGTTTGTTTCATTAATCATAACTGATTTTGGAAATGTAGGCGTCAAAGTTTCCCTTACATTGCTGGAATTCGTGTCTACTTCCGTCTTAAACACACCATCCACCTCAGCATCTACCGACGCATCATGATCATCATCAGCATCCGCATCAGAGTTGATGACATTCATAGGAACAGATACATTCAACTTACTAATTAAAGAAAATACCGCCGTATTAAGGCTATTAATAACCATTTGTTGAGATTGAACAACTGCTTTTAGTTCTTCGATTTCATTCATTAATTTCTCATCGTTCTCATAAAACGCTTTAAAATCTAATTGTGCTTCCATTCTACTCATAATCAAATCACTCAATTCATTTATGTTCAATTGAGAAGGTGTTGGCTGTTCGGTCATTTGACGATTAGCCGCCATAGATGGCGCAGACACTTGCGCATTTTTAGATACATCATTCTTACTGAGTTCTTGTTTTGAGACCAAATCTTTAAGAACTTGTTCCATCATTGTAATTTTAATATGATGTTGTTGAAGCAATACAAGTGGATTAATCGGACCAGCGGGTGGCTCTGGTTGTCGATTTGGTGTATTATTTGGTGAAGGTCTACTAGAATTAGAACCAGGTGGTGTAGGGCCAGGAGGTCCTCCAGCACGTCTTCGTCTTGCGGCAGCTATAGATGAACTTGAACTCATTTTAAATATATTTTATACTAAAAATGAGCATTCTTATCGCATTTCTCCTAAAAATACCAAATGTGTAAATATATTCTAAAACAACCTTCCTCCGATCCATTCCAATGATTTACACTAAAGAACTAATCCCTTAGGAATCGGAATCCTACGATTTTTATAGTAAGATTTAAATAAATCTATTGCCGTATAATTACGATTGGCAATAGCAAGCTCAAGTGGAGTCTTATTATATAGTGTTTCTCTTTCGCGAATATCGATATTAATATCTGGGTGTTTTAATAATTTATCAATAACATCATACCGTGAACGTTCTACAGCAACATACAATGGTGTTTTATTTTGAGAATCAGATACATTTGGATCAAATGTCGGATCATCTAAATATTCATGTATTATTCGATTATTTTCCATTTTTTTGCTTTCTACATCACTACCAGCCGGACCTTTAATCTTAACAAAAGTAGTTTCCAAATGCCTCATAATACCAAGACTATTAATCGGTTCAATGTCTTTACAAAGAGATGCGATATTTGCTCTACACATTGGGCATATTTTGTCAGTATCTGATGGTTGGTTACTACACCAAAGACCCAAACATTTTTTATGGAATGAATGACCACAATTAGTCTTAATTCTAACATTGGGATTAACTACGTCATGGCATATGGAACACACTTCTTCCTCCACCTTTTGGGGCATTTTCTTCTCATCACTCGGTGGTATCTCATCAGTCGGTGGTGCCCCGCCATATCTTCTATGTTTTTAACATTCCTTCTAGTCTTTTTATTTCTATTAGTTTTATTTTTACGCAATCTTTTGGGAGAGATCTTCTTTGCCTTCAAAGTTTTCTTATTTTTGCGAGTAGATTTTGGAGATTTAGCACGTCTAACCATAACCATTATATATATTATTAGATATAATAGTTTATTACTACTTATTTGTGAAAATACAGATTCCTAAATTATGCTCTCATAGCTGCTTTTATCGGTGGATGATGTTGATAATTGCTAATTTTGAAGTATCAAAATACAATTAAAGATAATGTAATCTATTATATATAATGCGAACAAAATTAAGTGACAAGTTTCATAAAGAAAGAGAACAAATATGCGAAAAACTCATCTCTATAATAGAACTTGATGATAACAATAGTTTTTTATTATCCGAGTTAGATGATAACTTTGATAAACAAAATAAAATATTAGAAATGAAAAGCGAAATACAACAATACTTTGCGTGTTCTACTATTTCCGCATTTAAGCCAAATTTTGAATGTAAACGCCCTTACTTAAATATCCTTAGAAGCATTTTACGTAAACAAGGATATACGTTCATTGGAAACGATTATACAACAAAAGTAAATGGCGTTCCAAGAAAAACTATCAAATACTATATATTTAAGGATTTATAAATAATTGCGGTAAATTATTTAGAAATAATATATGGTTATAATATATAGAAATGACCGAACCGATTATTGGAGTTTATAAAATCACGTGTTTGTCATCTGGCAAATACTACATTGGATATTCAAAGAATGTTAAGCGTCGTTTTACTGGACATAAGAGAGGATTAAAACATAACAAGCATCAAAATCAACATTTACAGATGTCATATAATAAATATAACATTGAAAACTTTACATTTGATATTTTACATACGTGCAATACAATAGATGAAGCAAAAGAATTAGAACTGAAATATTTAGAGGACATCAATATTAGACCGTTTCTGTATAACATGCATTATAATAATAGTGGCGGTGACACCCTTACAAAACACCCAAATAGAACCGATATTATAGAAAAAATAAAAGTTAAGCGGCAATTGCAAACAAATTTTCGTAAGGATGCTCCAATTGTAATAGATGGAGTGAAATATGATGGAATTACAGCCGCAGGAACAAAACTTAATATACCATCAAGAACTATACAAGATAGGATACATTCATCAAGTCCCAAATTTACTAATTATAAATATTTAGATGAAACGCATACAAAAGAAGCACAAGATAAAATGTGTCTTAGAATAGAAAATAAGAAGAAACAATGTCAAAAATTTAGTACGGGAAGAGGAGTTCCAATAATAATAGATAATATTTATTACGAGTCAACGAGATCTGCCGCAAAAGTTATTGGCATTGATAAAAACGTAATCTCAAAACGAATTAAATCAAAAGAACCTCAATATGTAAATTATCAATATGCAAATTTAAATAAGGATGTATATATTAAGACGAGTTGCATTAGACCTGTAATAATAAATAATATTTATTATGAATCACTTTCAGCTGCGGGTAGAGAATTAGGAATTAATCATGTAACTATAAGAAACCGCATCAAATCACCCAATCCAATTTTTGCTGACTACAAATATGCAGATGACCAGACAAACGAAATAGCACGCTAAGCAACCATATTGTATTTAATTGGGTCGTGATGTTGATAATTGCTAACTTTAAAATCATCTAACACATAATCGTTTATATTGTCCCTTTTATTCAATATTTCAAGTGTTGGAAAATCGTACGGTGTTCTTTTAATTTGTTCTTTAACGTTATCCAAATGGTCTGCATATATATGACAATTTCCAGCATAATGGATAAACTCATATGGTTCTAAATCGCAATGCTTTGCAATTAAACAACACAACATAGAGTAAGAACATATGTTAAATGGCTCACCGCATGTTGTGTCCATTGAACGCTGTGTCATACAGCAACTTAATTTATTTCCGTCAACAACATTGAATTGAAACAAAACGTGACAAGGAGGAAGAACGCCTTGGTCTAATTGTTCGGGGTTCCACGCACTGATTACCATTCTGCGACTACTTCTTTGTTTTGGATCTTTCAAACAGTCGATTACATTTTGTAGTTGGTCAATTCCCTTACCGGTATAATCTGCATCGGGGTCATTTTCATATTTCGCATTCCAGTAACGCCATTGATGCGAGTAAAGTGGTCCAATTTGTCGACCAGGTGTATAATGTGATAATCCTCGCGATTCAAGAAACTCAGTTGTAGTATTACCGTCCCAAATGTGTACATTTTGATCGGTTAATATTTTATTATCAGTTTGACCTTTAATAAACCAGAGCAATTCTTTTAAGCACGTCTTCCAAGCAGTTTTCTTAGTAGTTAAAATAGGAATTTTACCGTTTTCAAGAGAAAAATGCATAGCCGAACCAAATACACATTTAGTAAATCCGTTTCTACCTTCCTCCAAAGTGCCTTCATTCATAATATCATTCAGCAAATTTAAATATTGGTATTCCTCGTGATATTTCTCTCCCTTATCTCTACCTTTATATTTATTTAGGTCAATCGCATGCTTCAACATTTTATATATCAAATAAAACCATATATTTAAATATATTAATTTCTTATTATAAATCATATGGATAGATTGGAAAAAAATACGGGAATTAATGAAAATGGATTTATAAAAGCAGTATTTCCGTTTGACGAGGATCAAAAGGGATTATTATTAAATATAATTCAATATTCGGTTTTAGCAATAATACCCATAGTTATATTATTGAAATTAATCAAAAATTACATTCCCGAGGCGGAAGACGATAAAGGTAGTTTAGTTATTTTGGTGGAAGTAATCGGCCAAGTAGTTGTCATGTTCATGGCTCTCTACTTCATCCACAAAATAATCGATTATATTCCTACCTACAGTGGCTTCAAATATGGAGATGTAAATGTATTCAATATTATTCCGGCATTATTATTAATTTCGATAACTATGCAAACAAAGTTGGGCGAAAAGATTCAAATATTGACAGAAAGAGCATGGGACTTATATGATGGTCATGCGTCACCAGCTGGATCTAATAAAGCGGCACAAGGACAAGGTCAAGTTCGTGTGACACAACCATTATCGCAACAACAATATGCGATGCCACCACCTCCTCCTCAACAACAGCAACAAATAATGAATATGCCACCACCACAAGCTCAAATGACCAATATGAAAAGTCAATCTAATGAGTATTCGATTCCCCAAACACCCAACTTCAACAATATGTATGCTGGACCAGAGACCCCACTTGTAGGCGCATCCACACCTGGCTCTATTATGGAACCCATGGCAGCCAATGATTTCTTTGGCGGATTCGGATCATCATTTTAAACGAATCAACGCTAACATATATACACATCTTTAGACATATGAAGGTATAAAAATAATTAAATTAAATCCATAATTTAATTATTTGTAACTATTAGACATAATTAAATTATGGGTTCTTAAAACGGGCTTCTTAATTCGTGGCTTTTTGTAGTATTTACTAAAAGAATATAATCATTTGTTGGTATTATTACCATATGTCGGTTTATTCTCGTGTATTATTCTTATTGCTAGCTTTGTCTCCTATTTATGTTTCTCTCGCGCTTCCGTTCGCTTTCCATCAATTGATTGTTATGAACAGTTCTCTTCCGGGTTATATTGTCCGATTAAAGGGCGGGGATAAAATTGGCAGCAAACTCACTACGTTTATTACACAGTTACCCAAGTACGGAACCTTATTTCAATTATCTCAGGTGTATAGTTTGTATGGTTATCATCCCGCTTCTGGCATACCTATCACTGATAATCATACTTTGGTTACGGGTTCTTTACACCGAGTTTACTATGTTCCGAATACGAGACTTTTCTGTCGCTTTTGCTCCGATATGTTTTCTTTTATTGTAACTGACGGTTCGGCTCAGTCCTTTCCTGGAAATGTCACTATGGTGGATGCGGATGGCACTATTGTCGGTAGTGATTTTTTACTCGGGAACGACGGTTGGACTATTCTTGGCAACAAACTACCCGTTTCACTTCCCGTTTTTGAACCATATAGCCGTGATAAGTTCTTTCATCATTATATTCAGGCAAGTGATAACCTCATTCACGGGAAACCGGATAAATCTTTGTGGGTTTACAATGCCCCGTCCAAGTTTTTTGGGAACTTTGGGATAGCATATGGCGGGACCATTCAGTTTTCCATTAGCCTCTTGGCGGGGGACGTTACACAACTCCATAAAGGCGCTCCTTTGGTTGAACTTGAATGTAATAAGACGGGTATAACTCTCGTCTATCCTTTATCCGAGGTTCAGTTCGTCCATCTTATTGCTTCTTTTCAAATTGCCTTGGTGGAAACGTCGGGTTGGTTGAAAGTTTCATGGGATGGTTCGCAGGTTGCGCGGGTTTTACCAAGCAAATGTGAATTTATACAAGTCTTATCGTGTGTCTCGGGGCTTCGTATTTTGGGTGATTTGACCACCTGGTACGAAACCATCGCATTAGACAATGTTTTTATTCGAAATGATCGTAATCACTTCTTGTTAGATGCGTTTTGTAATTAGTTGTTTTTTAACTTAAAGAATTGAAAATATCAAGTTTTTCGTTGGGAAAGTTTTTTGGGAAAGTTGAAAATGGACAAAAAAAATGTCCAAAAATCAAAAAGGTCGATTCAGGGTTGCAAAAACACGCGTTGGCTGCATAATTGAAAATTAGCGTCTGGTCACAGAAAAAATAATTTTCAATTTGTTACGATAAATTTTTATTGTTTTTGCGGAAAAGAAGTTAAACTAATTTTCTGTTGTTAATGTATGACAA